AAATAAGCCATAAGTAACTCCGCCATAGATAGCAGATGCCTGTATCTTCCTAAGTGGCTGTAATAGCCCGTAATAGGGGCTAGAAGTGTTCTGTGGGTTGAAGTCACCGTTTGGATCAACAACTCTAATAGTTGCCTGACCAGACTCGTAATTATCCTGCAAAAGGTTGCGACCTCTGCGAGTTGAGATGTTAGTGGTTTGTGCAGAAACATCAACAATGACAGGAATGGCAGAAGCTAGTTCAGCAAAGCCTAACTGTGAAGTACCCAAGATAAACGGATTACCGAATGAAGCTCCACCCGATAGATTTATCTTGACCGAGATTGTTGCTGGTAATGCCATTATCTGTACGCAGTCGTATAGGAGATTGGGATTCCAGAAGCCTGATTGTTATAGATGCCCTGAGTAATGGCATTGACTAGATCGCGCTCAGTAGTAACTGAGCCTTGAACATTTACTGAAATGTTTGTTGTGCGAGATTCAGCAGCTCTAAATGTTCCAGCACCAAAGTCCATAGACAATGCTGTGTTAGGAATGCCACCAGATATCGCTGTTGGGTCATTGGTCATAAAAGTTGATGTGCCTGCTGTAACTGGGGTGTTGCCAGTCAAAGCCTGTAGCTGTGCAAGTTCGTTTTGAACCTTGTCTAACAATGCTCGAATGGCTGCAAGAATGGCTTGACGGAATGCTTCTAGAGCATCGGTTGCTTTATTGGCATTCATAATTTGACCAGCAAGAGCGGCGTTCTGATCCTTGATAGCAATGAGAGATAAAAGGCGCATCTTTGTTTCACCATCAGTTGCCTGATTCATAGCAGCAAATAAGCCAATGCGCTCTACATCGAACTTCTTCTCTAGTTCAAGAAGGGCTAACTGATCGCCTGTGAGAACGAGTTTTCTAGCAGTATTGTCGTTATCAATCTTAGATAAAGTGTTCTTGGACTTTTGAAGTCTGATTGCATCGGCATTGGCTTTATCGATGGCTTTGCGTTGTCCAGGCGATTGGGCTGGAGTACCTGCTGAACGCGCTTTACTTGATGCACCTAATCTAGAAAGAAGTCCAATTCCTGAAATCTGAGTACCAGCGGCTAGAACATCACCGATAAATCCTGCACCTGGTATAGATTTGATTGCTTTTGTAAGAACACCAATGCCATAGATTGCATTACCAATTTGAGTGGCAAAACTTTCCATTGCTGTTGTTGCTCCGCCGATGCCTTCTTCTCCTGCAACCATCTGCATGGCATCAAGAAGGTCTTTGCCGATAATCTCTTTTGCGTTATTGGAAGCAACTGTGAGCTTGGCAATCGCGCCTGCATAGCCTTCGGCAGCGGCTAGTGCCTGACCTCTGAACTTGTCTGTAAGTTGTCCAATGATGACATCCATGTCACCAGTCTTTAATGTGGCTTTGTCTAGTCCTGCACCTAAGCGGCTAAGGGCTGTTGTCTGACCTAAGAATCCACGACTTAATGCGGCTGATACTGCGCCTAAGTCTTTGCCAGTACCTGCTGAAATATCTAGAGCTAGTGCTAACGCATCTTGTGACTTCTTGACATCGCCAGTAGCTGTAAGTAATGCTCTAAACGCTGGGCGCAAGTCATCATCTAAAACGCCTGTAGCGCGTTGCAAGTCACCAATAAACTTTTCAACCTCGATGGCTGCAAAAGCATTACCTGTATTGGCTAGGGCTAATGCTAATGATCGTGCTGCCTTCTCATCTGCTGCGAATGCTTTGACTGATGCTTTGCCAAATGCATATAACTTAGATGCAGCAAAGACTCCTGCTAGTTGCTTGCCTAACTTAGCAACGCTTTTCTCTAACTTTTGTGTAGCAGTTTCAGCCTGCTTAAATGCTTTATTGCCGGTGTATTCGGCTGCAATATCAATTACTACATTAGCCATCAGCGAGTGCCTACCATTCGATTAAAAGTCTTACCAGCATTGTCAATAGCCTTTAGAACTGCCCTTGTCGTTTTCCCAAGCATTATAAATCAAGCGACCACGCTCTTTGCCTGATCCTGTAAGTGGGCCCATTGCCTGAGCAAAGTTAGGACGAGATGAAGGCTTTGTGCCTGGTGCGCGGCGACCTGCTGTTTCATAAATAGCACCAGCTGCTGAACGGTTGCGAATCTGTGCTAATGCTGTAAAGCCTCTGCGATTAGGCTTTGATGGTGTTGTCTTGTAACCAATGCCACGCTTTACAATAGATGCGTTAAATACAGGAAACTTGCCACCTTCTCTAGCCCAGTTGCTTAAAGGCGAGGTAGTGACGAATCCTCTAGCTTCTTTTACAACAGGCTTAAGAACGCTAGCAATTTCCTTTTGTGTTTCTTTACCTAATTCTGGAGCGAAGTTACGAAGTGCCTTGCGAAGTTTAACGCCGCCTTTGACGGTTGCTGGCATCTCTAGCCTCCTTCGCTTCATCCTGTAGAACCTTGATTAGGTTCTTTAGCATTACTTCATCTAGCTCTAATAATTGTTGTGGCGCGATCCCGAGTCTGACACTCAATTTAGCAATCAGATAGGTGATCGAGTCGCGCCCTAAGCCAAAGGGTCATCATCGAGAACTTCAACGCTAGTCAAAGTTTCAATGAATCCTTCTCCGAATGGCTTAACAGTTTCACCCGAACGGCGGATACATTCCCAAGCTAGCCAAAAGATATCGCTCTGCTTCTGATCTTCGATAAACGCCTTGTGAAAGCCCTTCTTGGCGTAAATCTCAAAACCATACTGCACCAATGGAGTGATTGGGTATTCCCCAACTTGTCCATCTGCCCTTGTTACTTTTAACTTTGCCATGCTGTGCCCCTTTGTTTAGTTTTTAGAAAGTACCTGTTGTGGCTACTGCAACTGTTGAGTTAGCAGTAAACGTAATCGACATACTACCAATATCGCCGACGGCTCCGTTGATGTCGGTAGTATTGTTAATCAACAAAGAAACGGTGTACAAAACGTTGGTTGCGCTAACTGCTGCGCTCTTGTCTTGTAAGAATACTGCTGTGACAGTTGTGCCCCATGCAGCTTGAAGTGTTGCAAGAACATTTGCTGATGCTGTGTCATTAAGGAAATCGATTGTAACTGTTGATGCTTCCAAGCCCTTCGTAAAACGATGGCTGGAATCTCCCATCGCAGTGATTTCGAGTTCATCAAATGAACGGTTGATTGTTACTGCTGTTACATGGTCAGAAAGATCAACGGAGTTAATCTTAACGCCTACTTTATTGTTTAGAAATACAGCCATTAGGATTATTCCTCGTCTTTCTTAGTAGATGCTGGCTTTGATACTGCTTGCTTTACCTGACCGATTTTAGCCAGGAATGCTTCATTTTCTTTTTCCCATTGTTCCATATCGGTCATGGTTTAGCTCCAGGTAGTTAGAACGGATAGTGACATCTCGCATGTAAGCAGGTCGCCAGATGCCGCGTTTAACACGCTTGGCTGGCTTACTGCTCCCACATTATATGTTAATGAGGATGCTGCGAGTTTGTTGAACACACCCACAAGGGCATCTTCAATTCCATTGAGGTTGCCTTCATTATCAAATAAAGGAACGGTGATGATTATCTTAAAATTAGCAGTTGGAGCAATCGTGTTATGTTGATTGTTATTAGGCTCTAAATATGGATCAGAAGGGCTAACAATTACAGAGTTAGCAAGAACTGTGGCTGGTGGGAATGCAAATGTCTGCCACTTAGCGTTATCAACTAATGCTGTCGCAATCGTGGTTCTAAGAGTAGTGAGAGCAACTGGCATTCCCTATCCTAACATTGAATCGGGACTAAGAGCGTGGGCGAGTAAGCCCCTGACACGTGCCAAAAGTGTGTTTCCTAATTTATATGGGCTAGGTTGAAAATCTGGTGACACTCCGCCTGAACTAGTTGTCTGGCGTGCTTGCCAGATGTCTACTGAAATCATTAAAGCAGCTTCTTGAACTGCTGCATCTTGTGACCAATCAACATAAGTGTCTGCTGCAACCTGACCCAAAGGATTTACTGGGTGGTAAGGAGCTGCTGTGTTGTTGTTGCCTGTAATGGCATAAGTGATGCTGTATGCACCAACGCCTGTGATTGTCTTAGAGCCGTTGTGCTTTGATCCGTTGCCTGAAATTACGACAGTTTGACCAACATAGAAAACATCTTTTGTAGTTGTTTCAAAATAAAGTGTGCCTGTGTTTGTTGTATTGCTATGAGCTACATTGAATGAATAGTTATTCCATAGCATTGGAAGAATGACGGCATCAGCTGCATCGCATGTTTGTTGAAGGGTGGCATCAGCATATAGCGAGCCAACACCTAGTGCTGAGCGAAGTTCTGCAACTGTGCAAAGTGACATTCTATTCCTTTCTAAAGACTGGGAGCGGAGCAAGGGCTGCGCCCCGCTCCCAGCGACTTAGGGTGTTACTTATGCCTTGTTGTTCTTGAACGCACCAGCAGCAACCTTAGTTGCGATTGCACCGAAGCCGTAGTAACCGATAGTTACTTGACCTGCTGCTGTTGATTCTGCACGAAGGCGGTATGTTGGTGACTCATACCATGTGTAAGCATCTGGGTTTACGATGAGGATTGTTCCATCGCCATCGCCAGCGTTTGTTGGATCAACGTATAGGTTGAGTCCTGCAACGTTGCCAAGAAGTGATGTAGGAGCAACTGCTCCGCCTGCGTTCATTGGGTTTGTTGCTGTGTAGATTGGGCGACCATTGTCGTTCAATGACATGATGTTTGACCATTGTCCTGTTGATACGACCATGTTGCGAGCAAATGGGTTTGGAAGTCCTGCTGTTGCTGCGTAAACAGAAGCTGAACCACGAGCGACAATTCCTAGCAATTCTGATGCTGTTGGATATGTTGCAACTGTTGTTGCATCAAGTGATGCACCTGAGATAAGTGCTGCGTTTACTGCTGCGTTTGTTGTCTTTGCGTAAGCAGCTGCCATGTTGCGAACTAGCTCATCAAAGAATGCTGGAGATGTACGATCTAGCAATTCAACAGAGAATGTCTGTTGTCCAGCGTACTTCTTAACAGACACGCTCAAGAACGCTGAGTTTTGGTCTTGCTCTGTGAATGCTGCATCTTCTGCAACTTCGCCAACAGTTGGAACCTGTGTAATCTTTGGAATCTCGAAAGTCATACCTGCATCAGGAAGAGTTCCGCGTGAGATTGCATCGATTGATGGGCGAATTGTTGTGCTGAGTGGGTTAATGATTTCAGATAGTTGGCGTGTTGGTACAAGACCTGCGTTATCTGTTGTGTTGTCTGCTGCAAGTAGATATTGACGAGCTGACTCATCACCTAGTGCTGCGCGGATTGTGTTTTCTGCATACTTAGCAGCTGTGATTTCAATACGTGGCTTTGTGTAAGCCATTGCTGTAACAGTAGGACGAGCAGCCTCGACAGCCGCAGCTTCTACTGATGGTGTTGCTTCGACTGCTGTGGTTTCTTCCACTACTGTCTCGCTTTCTTTTGGTTGGGTTTCGGTTACAGCTTCTTCTACCTTTTCGGCTTCTTCAGCTGCGATATCAGTAACCTGAGCAGACTTAAATGCTGGCTCTGTTACTAAACTTACTTCGACTAAACGAGCAGCGGATACATAAGTCACGCCATCTTTAATCTTTGACTTTAATATTTCTGCACCGATGCTGAGTCCGGACTGCAATCCTTCTTCTGCCAAGATAAGTGCCTCTGTGCCGCGTTGTGAACGGCTAATAGAAAATACTGCGTTGATTGCATCTTCTGATTCTGAGAAGCTAACAGCGCGGCCTAGTGGCTTTTTTGTGTCATGTTGGCTAAGCAACTTGATTGCTTTAGGATCAGCAATTTCAATCGATCCTGATTCAAAGATTACTTTGCCATAATTGGTTGAACCTGCTTCAACATTCAAAGGCACAATTTTGCCAGAGATGGTTCGGCTAGCAGCATCTGCTGTGAGTTCGGCTGTGAGGGTTACGATTTGGTTCATGCCATACCGTTGCTTCCGTTAGGTGATAGGTCTGTCATTTCCATCGCTTGCTCTGTTGTGACGAGTCCGAGCGATAGCAATTTTTCAATTACTGCAAGTTCTTGCAATGGGTCTGTGCGTAGGAAGTTCTTATCAATGTCAAACTTGACCACATGACCGCGTGGCGTAATGTCGTCCATAGATAGACGATCTTCAATAGCTGTGATAAATGGCTGTAAAGATAACGCTAAGAATTGTTTGCGCTCATCTTGGACGTTTGCATAAGTCATCGAGTTGTTCATGTCTGCTGATACATAATAAGCAGGTACGTTGCAAAGGCGAGCAATCTCAGTAGCGAGATTTTGAATCGCCTCGTTGTACATCATTTCTTTTGGTGAGAATGAAACTGGTGTGTATTCAAGTGTTGAAGTTAGATACGCTGTTGAACGATTATTGCGTGCGTTCTTCCATGCGTTAAGTAATCCTTGTACTTCTTTAGGGTCTAGGTCTGCACCGTTGTTTTTGATGTAGCCAGTAGCCATTGGAGTGCCTGCTGCAATAGCTGCGGCTTTTTGTACATCGATAGCAGCGCGAATTGTTTGCACACCGCTGTTAAGAATGCCATCGCCTAAGGACTGGAATGTGATTAATGAACCGAGTCCATCCATCGGCAATGTAATGCCATCTACTGCATACGAACGAACAAAAGTATTTGTTGAATCGAGTGTTGCAGTTACGCGAGAGTTAGCAATCCATTCAAAACGAGAAGGGCGACCATCCTCGTTGTAAACTTCGACAACCTTCCAAAAGGCTTGTCCGTAAAATAATAATGAATCAACAGTCCAGGCGATTGTTACTGATCGTGGCTGTGAGTAAGAAGGTTGCTCCATCCATACAGGAGAGCCAAGTTCTTCATTTGTAGATTTCTTGTAAAGCTCTAAAGGAATTGCGCCGATTGTGCCAGCAAGAAGATTGCGGCATCGTTGTAATGCAGGAACTGAAATCGCTTCTGTG